CCTTTAATTTAGAATCTACATCTTCCATAGTTTTTTCTGGAGCAAATTCTGTAGGTTTTTTAGATGATTCTCCACCTTGTTTAGATGATTCTCCACCTTGTTTAGATGATTCTCCACCTTGTTTAGATGATTCTCCACCTTGTTTAGATGATTCTCCACCTTGTTTAGATGATTCTCCACGTTCAGGTCCTTCTCCAATATCTTTCAAAGACTCCAATCTAGCTTTTTCAAGGTCAGCTTCAAAACGATCATTGTCAGCTTCAAAACGATCATTATCATAATCAATTTTACCTCATTGTTCAGGAGTGGTAGCTCTCGCCTTACCCTTACCTTTACCTGATCTTCCGCCGTCGGGATCATCTCCATTAGGATTAGGATCATCTCCACTAGGATCAAACCCATCTCCACTAGGATCAAACCCATCTCCACTAGGATTAGAGTCATCTCCACTAGGGTTAGAGTCATCTCCACTAGGATTAGAGTAATCATCAGGATCGACACCCTCAATTAAAAAACTAATAAATTCTTTACTGCTCATGTAACCAGGAGAGAAAACCCTCTAAAGATACAGATTCTACAACGATAGGCATAGAACTATGTAATATACCACAAATCTCTGAACATTGCAAATTACTCTTCTAAACCAGGGTCTTATCAAAACCAAAGTAGAGTATTTCTCCCTAAATATAAATAAATTTTATTTATATCCATTTAACAGAGAACATAAAATTATATAATACTTTTAGAGGTTCTCCTGCACTCTTTTGAGTGGGGTCTGACTATATCTTAAGCTTGCGCCAACCAACATTTAGTCGATGAACTGCACACCCCTTTTTTTTTCAAACCAAAAATTGGTGCTTGGCTGCGGATTACCCATTGAATTATCAAATCTTGATTTTACCTTACCGCGAGTCATTACCTGCGCCACAAGATGTGTTACCACTCTTGTTTGGTTAAGATTGCTTTAGGGAGTTCCCGTCGATTTTGATGGTTTATAACCAGAGGTTCACTCTGATTTTGGCCAGATTTATAATAAGAACTATTTTTATTAGCCTTATTTTACTACAAGAACACTTTATTGTCGATAAGAATTTTATTTTATTACCCAACGCCTAGTTTACGATTGGAACTTTGCTCCTTAATGATACAAGCATCTGAAGGAGCTAGATACCGAAATTAGCTTAACTAATTAGTTATCCTCTGCATAATTTGATTATATAATAGATTACTATTGAACATATTTAAATGTAAATCCTTTATAAACTCCTCCCTTTTTAAGATAAATATAAAGCATTTTTCGGTCCAATTTAATACCTTGGGTCTCAAAATATTTAATTGTATCCGTTATACTTAAAAAGGATTCCTCCTTATAATCAGATATAGATTTAACAATAAGGGGCTTATTTTTTTTATTTACTTGCTTAATAGTTTCTGAAGATATCCTATTTTTTTTGTACTCTTCAATATATAAACCTATTTTTTCTTTTTCTCCTAGACATCTTTCATTATTAACCAGGTAATGTTGATCTAAATATTTACAAGAAAAATTATGGAAGACCTTGCCTTGTTTTATATATTTAGATAAAGTATCCCTTTTAATATTTAGACCTATAGAATGTAAATAGGCAATACAAGATGTTAAAGAATTAAATTCTAGTTTATTGTTTGAATTTGATAATTTAGCTAGATTTACAAACGTATTACCTTCTTTAATTTCAAGTATAACTGGTATACTTCTTCGAGTACCTAATTCATAGCTAAAACGACGTTCTTTGTCCATTATATTTTTTAATTCCTTAACTTCTATACTACTAGGTATAGCATAAGACACAGGAAAACTTAATAAAATAAAACGATTAAGATAAGGAATATTAGTGTCTAAAAATTTAACACAAGAAGATTGATGTATACCTAAGGCTCTTTTTAAACTGATTTGTGATTGAGCATTATAGTAAAGTATTGTACAATCTAAATTATAAACATATATAGACTTACCCTTGGAAGGTCCAAAATTTACAACTCTTAATGTATTTAAGTCATAATGTTTATTTAAAAGCATATACTGTTCTAGGAGTAAAGCATCTTGCGGTTTAAATAAATTATTATCCAATTTAAAAATTTCAAGTTTGAAGGAACTAAGACCTTCCTTGTATAGAATAGGAAGAAATTTACCTCTTAAAGGAAAATCTCCTTTAAAATAATATTCCATACGACGTCTAAGCAAATTAGATGAACCAATATACATAGATTTAGAGGCTTTATGTTCAAAAATATATACTCCTGCAAAACCTTTATGTTTTGATTTACCTACCAAGTTATGAAAATTCTTTAAATTATCATTAGTTATAGGTAAATCGAATTTTATACCTTTAACTTTAGATAATTCCTTTAGTTTGTTAGCACTAATAGAAACTTTCTGATTATAAAGTAATTTATTAATAACTAAATGTGTTGTTACATTTCCGCTATTAATATGATCTAAGGCTAATTTTTCCACAAAGCCCCTATTCAAGTCAAGAGGCTGGGTTTTAGACTCAAAGGCTTTTGGTTTAATGTCTAGCTCTGCAGAGTTAACATTATTAGTCGAATTTCATCTAATCTGTTTACCACAGGTGTTTAAAACAGAAACGAATTTAGGGGGCATATTGCCACCAAAAGTGGATCTAGCTAAATTAGGCATAATAATTCCACGCGTAGCGTGTAATAAACAACTATTAGAATAACCTATTTTTCTTCTAATTACGTAAGGAATTATTATAAAAATAAAACTTTTATGACAATAAACATGTTCGAGTAAATTATTCCAACCATAAAATGTACCTAATCTATTAATTAGGACAGAAAATTGATTCAATCTCAAATCTACCCTTTTGCCCTATATACTTATAGGGGCGAGTTAGGGTACTTCTCCCTAAATAAAGCTAAGCTAATAACCTAACATTATCCATTTAACAGATAACTTCTATCTACATACTTAGAGGAAAAAGCGCAAGGCTAGATCCTCATTAATTCGTAAAATGATGATTATAATGACGATGGACCCTTACCAGTAATAGTCCCTGTAAATTCATTTTGGTAATGAAACTCATAACGACCTTTATATAACTTAGTAGGGTTCATATAATTTTTAACATACGCTGTATTCGTCAGAGACTTTCTACCTAAATACTTTGACAAATCGGAGACTGTATTAAAAACTAAAGCACTTTGATTTAATACATCTACTAAAACAATAGATCTAGACAACCTAGATTTTTTTCGCCCACTAGGTCGAGCAGCTATTCGTCCTACTACATCCGATTTCCAATCAGGGTTCATGACAAAATAAACAGGTGTTTTATCTTGCCCCACTACTACTGGTCGTTCTAGGTTAATATATCTACTAATATACCTGCTATCCGATTTACCATCCAGACTCTTGGCAGCTTTACTTGGATTATCGTAAACACCAAAAAGAGACTTTTTGTCTAGTAAAAGAGCAAAAAGTTTACCTTTTGCCAAAGCATATATATCAACTCCTGTTATAGCCATCACTCCATCCGTAGTAGTGTAACTAGGGGAATCTTCTGATAAAGGCTTCGAAGGATCTATTAAGTAAACATCCATCTCTAAAACAGGGCTATATATTGTGAAATTTTTCAAGTTAATGTATCTATCTAGAGTAGTTTTAGGAATTCCTAATGAAACAGCCGCTCTGTTCTTTGATGAAAATTTCATTAAAAATTCGGTATTATCTCCCACTCTTACTTCTATAGGTTTAGAACTATCATACGTCAGATAAGCACTTTTTTCCATATTACTAAAAGGAAATACAACAGTATAGTTACTATTTAATTCGGGTCTAGAACGAGTCAACCAAAATTGTTCGTATAATCTAACCTCAAATTGTGTGATTGATCGTAACATAAACAAGGATTCTAAGCTTAATTCATGTTCGGGGTTTTGCTTAGTAAAGTTGTTTATATAGTTATTAGTAATTATAAGAGGTCTTCAAATAAAATTATGCCATCCGTGTTTTCGAACTGAAATGTATAAAGAAGTAGAACCACCACTTTCAGGTCTGCTACTTCTAACCTTATGCGTCTTATAACGAGTATATAAACAAATAGCCGATCCTATATAGTAATCACCTGTCTTTAAACACAAAAAAATATAGCAACCTGACTTTCCTGTATACAAACTAGGATGCCCTAACTTATCCGGACCATCTACCACATATTCTACAAAATCTCTTTGAGTTATTTTCTTAGTAAATTTATCTAACGATATTAAATGTAAACAATTATTTTGTATAAATAGTTTTACAACAGGATCGGTATGACCGTTATACATTCTTAATAATATTTGAGAACATTTTTTGATATTAGGGTGGCGTTGACTAGTTGTGAACAAGTGAAAAGAATCCAAAAGACTATCCAAATTTGACCGTTGTTTAAGTGACGATGAAGATGTAAACTCCCGTGCCCGTGAAAAACAAGGCGAAAGGCTAACTGCTCTTTTTGCTAAAAAAAAATATTTTCTCTTAGGATAAACCTTACGGGCGCCGGTGAAAAAGTCGGTTACCGGTAGGCGCTCCTTTAATATCAAATATACCCTTTTGCCCTATATATTTATAGGGACGAGTTAGGATACCTTACCCCTAAATAAAGAGTGCTAATAAAGAGAGCACAAATTATCCAATTAACGGGTAATCAACTATACTTTTTAGAAGTCTTACCTCAGGTTTATTTTTTTTTCGCTTGAAAGCTAAAGATAGCTAGATAGTCTATAATATATATCTTTTATAAACGAATTTTAAAGCCCCGCACAGGGTAAGCTTAGATATGATAGAAATTACCCTGTATCCTTTCGGATAGGGTTTGACTATATCTTAAATTAATTAGCATATATTTAGTATATAATGCTAAAAATCAACCGACGTTTAGTCGATGAACTGCCCACCTTGGCTAGGGTAAGGTGGTTGGCTGCGGATTACCTATTTCCTTACGTGCATCTATTTCGATGTTACCGTACCTCAATTCATTACGTGAGCCATAAAATGTGTTACCACTCTTACTTGGTTGAAATAGCTTTAAGGCTTTCCCGCAATTTGACGGTTTAGTGTGGGGTCTCCCACAGCCAGGCATATTTATATTATGGGGTTCTCAATCCCAGATCTACCTGGGTCGTTCTACAACTTATGCCTAATAATAGGTCAGGCCGTTGTAGTAACTTTAATCTAGAGTTATTTTATAAATAGTTAATACTATTTAGTATATTTAGTTCTAGAACCGGTTATCCCGGCGACTAGAGTACACCTTACAACACTAAAGTCTGTGTTGAAGAACCGTCTACTCGTTGCTCTTTTACAGTAATTACTGATTTAGATCCGCGATCGCCCATTTCTGTTACCATCATCTTTAGTGATCTTACCTTATCCTGAGTCATTAATCAGGCCAGTAATAAGTTTCCTTAATTACCTTGGTTACTAAAGGTTTAGGGCTTCCCCGGAGTTTGGCTCTTTAGCACATATAATGAATAGCCTACAAACATTATTTTTTTATGCATCACATTTTATACCTAAGGCAGGTATAGCAAATGAATGAATAACATCTGCTGCAGTAAGAATAAATCTAGTGTGTGTGATTTCAGGAAGTATAACTCGATTATCAACTTCTAGCATTCTTAAAGCTCCTTTTTCTAAATCAGATTCTGGAACTAAATAAGAATCAAACTCTACAAAATCTCCATCACTATTTAGGAAATCTGGATATTCGTAGCTTCAATATCATTGATGTAAATTTATTATATTTTTGTAGATATACCGAAAAACTTATGAAATTAAGGTGTTTGCATACTATAATAAGGGTAAAACAGTTTTCTGTATGTTACTTGGTTGGCGTCGTTACATATAAACTTTGTTCTGTATTAATTACTAGTGAATTCTTTCTATAAAGACAAATAAAACCAATACTATAAACCTAATTTATACAACATTTTAGGGTGCATATAAGGTAGAACCAACTCCCTTAATTTAGGTATAGAAGCTACTTTTACGTAAATAGAATACTTATCTTTAGGAGTATTTCCTCCTTTTTTAGATAAGAGTTGTACAGTACAGTTTAAACCAAATTTAGTTTCAAACATACTTTTAAGTAATTCAACTTCTTCCCTAGTGAAATTATTGGTAGCTATTCTAACACTTTTAGATCCTCCCACTCAACACCCGTCATCCATAATAAGAAAGGCAAGAGACATAGGTGTTAAATAATTAATAAGTTCAGGTTTAATAGTTTTTATACCATCAACATATAACAAATTATAAAGTCAATTTAAACTACTAAATGTATATAAACTAAATTCATAGCCATAATTAATTTTTTTTGCATTTAAAGAATTAATAAGAATGGTTTTGTATTGTTTAGGACCAGCATCAGTACAATAACCTCTTATTCAAAAAAAATTATATAAAAAGAATAAATAGTCTTTATGACGACCACTTTGTTTAAAACGAAACCTTGTACCAATTACTTTAGCTTTACTTATTCTAGCATGACCATCACCGAGAAGACAACCCACTAAAACACTTATAACGTCAAGATTATGAGGACCTATTCTATTTTGAGTAAAAGTCTTAATATGAAAGTGTCGGCTATAAATATTATATTTAGTCACGATTTGTCTAGAAAACAGGGCTAGAAAAGTTCTAGCTCTCAAAGATAAATTTGCATTATGCATACCTATTAATAAAAATAATAATAGATTCCGACTGTACATTAAGCATTAAATAAATTAACACCCACAAGTGGCCCAGTCTGTTGCAATAAATAAAATTTACTGATAGTCTTGTGTTTTTAGCTATTACCCCTTCTACTAAAAACAGATTAACTATTTTCACTTGTGTCGCCGAACAAAAAAAAATGGGTTTTTTTTGGTTTTATTAGATTCCAGACGGCTCACTTCTGAAAATTCAAGAGCCTTTTCTTTTAGAGAATCTAGCTAGAATCTTATAATTTAATTAATAACAAAATCGCTTTCGTTGTAATTCACGACTACCATATATTAAACTAACTAAATTTTTATAGTATACGGTTTAGGGCCACCGTGACCCTCTGCTAATACAGATAAGGATGGATCTGTAACTTCATCCATAAGATAAAGTAGTTTAAATGAAGGGAAAGCTATTAATACCAAGATTAGTGCTGGGGTGATGGTTCAGATTAATTCGATAAGTGTCAAAAATATGGACTATATCTTTATCCAGTTAATCAACAGGATATTTCACGTTTAGTCTCTGGGGATTACCTACTCATAATATAAATAATTATTATTTTGGTTTCCTGCTAGGTTATTCATTGTTACATCCTTTCCCGCCTACCATCATTACATTTGACGGTAGAGGGTCGCCTAATTATGGCATAGCCCTCCGTAGGAGAAGAGTTATCACTGATAATTATTAACCTACCCGCTAGAGTACTCTAGGTACCTAAGGCTCCCGTTGTACACAGGGAAGATAATTATAGTATCAAAGGCTTTAGAACCTTCCAGCATTCAGTGAAATTAAACTCATAGTTTTTCTAAGCTTATTGCTTATTATCGGGACGAAAATTTATATCTGTCTTTAAATATCGCCCCTGATTTCATATATCTTACAACAGTACTTCCACTTATTTCTAAAAGTTTACCAGCTCTTCTGGCTGAAACAAAACTTCCTATTAACTTAAATCCTTCAGATGAACATTTTTCATATACATTCAATGGATTTCCACTTTTTGTGCTCATTAGCAATTTAGTTTCTTCAGAATGTTTTCTACCTAAAGCTTTTTGTCTCATTAGTTCTTTAGATTGTTTGCTATGAGATTTTCCGTATAAAGGATTAAGTTCACCTATTTTTTTTAAACTCATAAGTTTTTTAGTTTCTTCACTCATAGAGCGACCATACTAATAAGCGGCGGCTGCGGGGCGGGCCACCTGCTATTTAGAGGAGAATTTATATCTATCCTTAAATATCGCCCCTGAATTCATATATTTTATAACAGTATTTTTGTTTAATTCTAAAAATATAGCAGCTCTTCGGGCTGAAACAAAACTACCTATTAATTTAAATCCAGAAGAGTCACATTTTTCGTATACATTTACAGGATTTCCTCGCAGGATACTCAATTTTAATTTGGTATCTTCAGAGTGTTTTCTACCTAAAGCTTTCTCTCTCATTAATTGTTTAGTTTCCTCACTACGACTAATTCCTTTTAAAGCTTTACTTATTTTTGCTTTAGCCTCTTCTGTAGGTGTATAACCTAAAAAGCTCGCGGCATTTTTTAATATGTTATAATCGGGCTCTAAATTATCCAAATAATATTGTTCTCTTTCATTTAACTCAGATTTTTCACAATATTCCAATATAGTAATAGAAAAAGAGGAATGACCATACTTCATTAATGCTCTACTAATAAGAAAACTTTTATTTTTTTCTAAATAATTAAGATTAAAATATCTTTTTAATCTTTCGGCAAGATCTACAGATTGCCCTATATAAATATCACCGGTAATTTTATTAGTTCACATGTAAATACCTGATTTACCTTTGTTTTCTTTTAGAACTAGTTTTTTTAAATTGGAACTATCTTCGTAAAATATATGATTTCTACCCAAGTTCTGAGCCAGAACTCTGGAACGAGGAATATTGGAAAAACTTCCAGCATCTGATTGAGAAGAATAAGTTCGTTTAGTAGTGGTAATTACTCTAAATTTAGATAAGGGTTCGCTTGAACTATATTTTCGAACTCCTTTTATTTGTGTAACAGCACTACGTCGCGCAAGAATAGTGAGTTTGCCCCCTGAGCTCACCGAATAGCTAGGACTGGTAAGTAGGGTAACAGAAGGATAAAAACTGGAAACTACATCTTTATTTAAGTATTTAATTAACAGGATTTTTCCACTCATCCTGTTTAAAATTACTTTATATAGATGTGGAATAAGTGATAATAATAATAGATATATTACATGAAAGGAGACAATAAATCTTAGAAAACTTGTGAGACGGCACACTTTTCTACCGTGGGTAAGATATTTATTACTAATAGAATATTTAGTATAATTAAAATATTTAATAATAGATGCTTGTATTCAAGCCACACTAAATAATATAGCCACTAAGTAAAACATAATATCATCATGTAACTCCACTAGAGCTTCCATTTGTGGACTAGCACTATCTTGGAAGTAAAGTCCTCAAGCTCTAGGTGCATCACAATTAATAAAGTCAGGAGATAAAGAATAACAAATTACTGAGAATACTACCAATCCTAAAAATATAAAGACAGAATTAACAATATTTTTGTATGATCTGTAGAAAACTGATAAAAAATTAGGTAAGATAAATAATATAGATTGCTTACAGTTATTGCATATAACAGCTGCACAATTATTAGTATTAGTTGCACAAACATAAAATGTTTCTTCTGCTGCATTTACTGCAGCATGTTGCACACCTTGAGTAGTAGGATTGAAGTCGCAAAGTGGATATAGATTATTTGCATATTCTTCACCTGTTACTTTGATTGCGTTTCATACTTCATGTAGACAGCCACCCATGTTAGCAATTTGTTGTAAATTTTCAGCGGCACCAGCAGCGTCAAAACTCGACTGTAATGGCAAGCTAGTAAATGCGTGTGGTTTAGGTGGGTTATGTAAAGCTCATTCTAAACCAGGAGAACATCTATCTTTAAGTATACGGTAATAATCACTAAATAGTTGAGGAACTGCTCAAATGTACCCATAAATAGCTTTACCTTTTACAAGTTGTAAATACACTATTTGTAAGAATAGTGCAGTAGCAGCTACAGATATAACTGAACCAATACTACTAATAAAGTTTCAACCTGTAAAAGCATCAGGGTAATCACTTACCCGACGTGGCATTCCTTGTAGCAAATTTGTTATATCTTGCTAAGAACAATTTTATTTTAATTTTGAATAAAAGTATTTATTCTTGTATATTTTATCTGTATCTAAGTACTTTTTAATAGTTTCAGCTGCTATATGTAAATCCTTTACAGCAAACTTAATACTATCATAAAGTATAATAAATTCTTTGTTACTGTCATAAACATATACCTTTTTGCTCATTTTGTCTAATGTTTCTTTACTTTTAGGTTTACCAAACATAGGATTATTAGGACCCGTTCTATCTTTATACATATGTTCAATAAACTCCTTAGATTTTTCCTTATTAAACATAGGATTTAATTTACCCACTTTAGATTTACTCATTTTTTCTAAAGTGGCAGCAGAGTGAACTTTAGATCAAAATGGGTTTAATTCACCTGAAAACAATGCACTAAGTTTTTTCTTAGTTTCATCAGGCAAAGGTTTACCTTTACGGAACTCGGATATAAGTCTTTTAGATTCTTCTGAATGTTTGAAACCCATACTTGACCCTGCTATAGGGTTTAAGTTATATACAGGTTTATATAAATCAATATATTCTTGTTCTTTACTAAGAATATCTTTTTTTATTGATGAACTAGTATTACTTAAAATATCTAAAATAACAACAGAAAAACTACCATGTCCATATTTCAATATAGAATTAGAAATATATCGCCCATCACACAAACGAGAAGGGAAATAATAGGTAGCAAGTCTTTTACTTAAATCCATACCGCTACCGATATATCTTTTACCATTTATATTATTATGTATAAGGTAAATACCACTTTTATTTCTATATTCATTTAAAAGAGTATTTTTATCTTTTGAAAAATTATATATAGGGGAGGCAGTAGAATAATTTAAATTAGACAAATTTAACAGATATTTTTCACTAAGTTTATGTTTATGCTCAATAGTTATTAAATTATTATTGTTTATTGATTTCTGAATAAAATCGTCTTGATCAGGATCTTGTTCAGGTCCAGAGTTAGGATCTTGTTCAGGTCCAGAGTTAGGATCTTGTTCAGGTCCAGAGTTAGGATCTTGTTCAGGTCCAGAGTTAGGATCTTGTTCAGGTCCAGAGTTAGGATCTTGTTCAGGTTCAGGATAACTGTTTACTTCTGAACTATCAAGTTGTTTAGAATTTCTTTTAGAATCTTCTTTACCATTTATTAATAAATTATAATAAAGTAAATAGCTAAATATATATACAAGTAGCAAGATATAATTAAGCATATTACTATGCTTATCGGACTATTTCTTCAACTTTTAAGTTGCAACACGTATAGTCTCTGAAGATCCCTACATCTCATCTTATCAATATCTGAAAAAGACGTATCTTAAAGCAAATATATAATAAGAATCACTAATTGGTTTCCTGCTAATTGTCTATTTATAGTGCCAACTACCTAATAGATTTTCTAGCATACAGTGTTGTGCAAATTGTTATATTTCTATAATAAAGGGCCTACTTGACCTAAGAAATGTTGAGGAAAAAAAGTTAAATTAACCCCTGCGAATAACACTCAGAAATGAGCTTTAGAATATAATAAATTATAATCTAATCCAAGAATTTTAGGAATTCAGAAATATCATCCACTAAATAAGGCAAAAACAGCTCCCATACTTAATACGTAGTGAAAATGAGCAACTACGTAATAGGTATCGTGGAATGCGATATCAAGTGAGGCATTAGCTAAAACAACTCCTGATACGAGAAAAAAAAAATTCATTAATCCATTAATCTTTCATAACTAAAGATATACCCGTTATAGACACCACCTATCTTAGCATAATTTTTTTATGCGGGGCTTCGAGGGGAAGGTAGTGATTTAAAAACATATTTATTTTTATAAGGCTTTTCTGAATTAAGCTTAATTTTTCTAGCTATAGTACTCTTGGGTATATCAAGAGCCGAGGCCGCCTTACTTATAGAGTCATACTCAGTTACTAGATTACAAGTTAGGTCTGTAACCTCAACTTTAAAACCAGCTCTGGGTACTCAATCTCTATTCTCCTGAGCGGATTTCATTTTGGCAAGAGTTTCCTCTGAGACTTTCACACCCTTACGCTTTAAGAAGGCATTAACCATCTTCTCCCTAACTTCTTCGGAGGCTAAAACATTCTTAATCTTATTTTTAGTTGCTTCTGAGTGTGTTCGACCCATCATTTTAGCAATGGTTTCAATAGTATGTTTACGGCCTATCTTTTTCATACGTATCTTTTCGATCGCCTCAGAAGAATGCACAAAACCTATAGCTGAACCCGCAAACTTTAAAATGTTATACTCCGGTTTAAAGGTATCCATGTAATATTGTTCTCTCATGATTACATCTTTTCTATCACAATATTCCAAGATATCTAATTTAAATCTTGAATAACCATACTTTAAAATGGCTTTATGAATAAGACTATTTTGTCTAAACTTGGTTAATAAATTTAAATTGTAATATAGTGCAAGTCTTCTAGATAAACTTACAGAACTTCCGATATAAGACTTACCATTTGTTAAATTAGTTCAACGATACACACCTGATTTACCTTTATTATCTTTGATTATAGACAATTTATCCGTGTCAGCATTTAGATAAGTAAGTACAGGAGAAGCTGCGAATAAATTTAGATCATCCAAATTAAACCCATATAAATATGATAAATTTACACTCATTAGTGTGTGTTGAACTTCTACCAATGTTCATGTACCTGATACAATAAGAAAAAATTCAAAAAAGATATTTAAAGGAGCTTTTTTATTTTTCTCGTTAACCCTGGGCAGCCAAGCGGTTAAATAAGAGGTGTTAATAAGTAATACCCTATTAATTCAGGTCTTATTAAAAGTTAATTGATTAATGAATATATTTTTTTTGGACTATATCTTCTCGAGGTAAATACCCCGAGGACTACGTATAGTCTCTGAGGATCCCCACTAAATTATTTGGTAATATTGTGGGTTTCCTGCTGATGGTTAAAAATCAGACTTTATCACTGAGATTTAGCCTGCGCCAATCTCGAGTAGAATAATTGTAATAACTTCCCAGCATATAGTAGTCTTTTTATTTCTCTACTTCCAGATTATTAAGATACGAGATAAAAAATATATCTACTGCACGCTTCGTAGCACAGAGTTAAAAATAATTACCATCCACCCAACCCATCATAATTAGATTTTTGGTTATTATTTCTCATTAACGACAGAAAGGGTCGTCGGCTTATATAAAAAGTTTCTCTACCAGTTAAAAGCATAGGTTCAACATATTCTAAAATTAAAAGAGAGAAGTTTGAATGATCGTATTTAAGTAAGGCTCTGGTAATAGGCATATTAAAATTTTGTTTGCTTTTTAAAAAAGCCTTATTAAGATAATTTCTCATTCTAGAAGCTAAATTAATATAACTTACTACGTAAACATGTCCATTTACCTTGTTTATTAAACAGTAAACACCTGATTTATCTCTTTGTTCTTTTAGTATATTAACTCTATCTTCCTTAAAACTATCATAAACTTTTACAACCTTTAAATCTTGGATATTATCTTGGTTATAAGACTGCTTATCACCAAAATTAGAATAAGATCGAGTTATGATAGCGTTTCCTAGCGGCACTCTAGTAAATTGGCTATACCGAGAATTCAGAATTAATTAATTTTTTCTTACTTGGACTATCTCTTCCCGGAGTAAAAATCGGGGACTGCGTATAGTCTCTGAGGATCCCGCTATATTTTTATTAAATATAATTAGGTTTCCTGCTGATGGTTCAAAATTAGGCTTTATAACTGAGATTAAATAAAACTCTAGTAGCATAATTGTCAGAAGTTCTCAGCATATAGTAGTCAAATCTAAGAATCCATCTTCCACCCTTTTTATAAGGGTGGAAGATGGACGTAAATAGAGGGAGAGCTATCAGGTTGTTATTTAACCCTCCTATAGTAAACATAAATACAAAACCTAATGCAAATAATAAGGATGGTATTAAGTTTAAAGAACCTCCGTAACAGGTTGCTAACCAAGAAAATATCTTAATACCAGTGGGTACAGCAATAATTAAAGTTGCGGCCGTGAAATAGGCTCGTGTGTCTACATCAAGCCCTACAGTGTACATGTGCAAACTTAGATAGATATAATTTTTATATCTAGATGTTTTTTGAATGTTCTGACCATTTAGATATAATTTTCGATTAATCTATTTAATTATATCAATCCCTTTACATCAATCCATTATAACTAGAAGATTACTAAGTTCCGACTGTACATTCGCGAGCGTTTCAGCTCTACGTAGGTGAACCAGTCTGTAGCGGTGCTCCAAGTCACCGTCGGTCTTCAACTAAGGGCATTGTTAACCGTTTTCACCATGTCCAGTTATTATTTAAAACATACTTATTAATATGAAATGTATCATGTTTCTCTGGAAAGTTGCCATGAAAAATAATAACTAAGTGGGATTTTAAACCCACTGCACCAAATCAGAAGATTAATGCAAATTTTTGATATATCTAATCATTATCTTTATTAATTAATATACTTAATCCTCTTAAATTTTCCATGTTTGAAGGTATTTTGTGTTCTTTGTTTAAAACACAATTATAGATTACTTTTCATTTTGTAAATGCAAATTGTTTTTTTGTTCTTAACGTATAAAGATTGAAATATTCAATAATTAAAGCTAATTTACTGATATTAGTTATAGCAAACCTACAATTATTGTTTTTACGTGTATAAATTGAACCTGAACCTAATATAATTTTTAATTGATTAAATAAAGGTAATCCGTCTTTTTGATCTACAATAAATCTTAAACTAATACCTTTATTATTTTTAGGTATATAAACATTAAAACAACCCTCAGCATCTGTAAAACCTGAAAATCAACTATTTTTAAGCGATAATTTAACAAGTTTAGTAACTACTAGTAATTTCTCTTTATTGTTATTTTTACTATTTCATAGCACAGATCATTCTACTAATTGCTCGTTTTTATTTTTAAGATGAATATTACCATTGAATAAATGGAATAATAAAAGAATACTTGATTGATCTCTAACTATAAATCTAGAAAAATCCTCAAATTCTTTTACATAACCAAACTTTAATATATCTTTTATTTCATATAATATTTTCGATTCTTTTTGCGTTAATACAAACACAGGTATATTTTCATTAATACCTAAATACCCATCTCCTTCGGCGAAACCTATAAATCATCCTAATCAATTAGGATCAAGTGTAGTATTATATTTTTCATAATAAAGTTTATTAAATTTAACAAAAGATAAATCAGAGATATTATTTCCATCGAATGCTTTTTTAGCGGCGATACCCATCATTGTTTGCATTGATAGATAATAGGGTTTCCCACTGTAAAAGAAAACCCATCAGGGTGTTAGCAGATATTCCTCATATCTACCCGCTTAGCTATATAACTATGCGCTCCTTTCACAAGGAGAATCGGACTATATCTTCATCTTTTAATTAATAACACTAAGGATGCGCAGATCCTGTTTTTTTTGTCATACCATTATCAATATTAATCTGTTTCTGTCATGCTCTTACTTGGGCTAATCCTTCTTCAGTGAGATGTAATTTATTAGAAACGAGATTATGAATAGTTAATCACTTCTCAAAAGATTGAGCCTTCTTAGTAAGTAATGGAAATACTTTAAAGTAAGATATTATATCATTCATTGTTTTAAAGCCTGTAGCTGTGTAACGATAAACACCGTCCGTTTTGGATCTAAGAGTTACTTTACCAAATCCAAAAAGGTTTCGTATGATCAGAAGGATAGTACTATCCTTCTGATCAAGTATATAACGCATTTTTATAACATGACCTATTGCATATCTTGCATTGGATGTTATGGATACATTAAAACATCCTTCAGCGTCGGTGAAACCAGATAATCAAGCATCTTGTAATGTAACTGAAACAGCAGTATTAATCAATATAATTGTATTTGACCCAAAACGATTGTTTAAAGCTTGAACTCAAAAAGATAATTGTTGTATTCTGTGTGTAAGTGCCAAATTACCGTTAAATAAAAAGGCTAGAAGAAGAATATGTGAGGGATTATCTACAATTAATCTGTAGAAGTCATTTTTGTTCCCACTTTTCCCTTGTGGAAAATGCTTAACAGCACCTATTCCTAACTTTTTCTGAATGTAGAAAAGGATAGCACTTTCCTTTTGAGTAAGAACAAAACGTACTCTTGTACCATTCGCATAAGTTTGAATGGCACCATCCCCTTCTATAAACCCAATAAATCAAGTTAATCAGTTATTGGATAGATGTTGCGTGTCATTTACAAATAGTGTATTATAATACTGACGAAATGCTGAAAAATTAAAAGATGTTTCGCGTATAGCCTCTGAAGCACTCTGTGTTTTACTCTCTGATGAGCACAGGGACAGATTGCCGGCTGATTGGGCATAGCTAATCGAATTTTCACCATTCAAGGTACCAATTAGCACTAAGCAGTTCCAGCTTACAGCGAAATAAAAAATATAAGTCCTCATATCACTAAGAGGCGAAGCCAAAACTCAACTTCAAACTACAAATCCTAAAATTCCAATAGAACACATGGCATAGACCATACCAAGATACTTTTCAAATAAACGAAAATGGACCATCTCTTTATCAACTAAATAATATAAAAACACTCTATTGCTAATAAATTTATACATTAAACTTTGCCAGATACTATCTTATCTCACTTAATCATAAAATTTTTTCAACTTTTACCTAATACTGAATTAGGTGTTGCATTATGAGCATGAAGTACTCTAAGTTCATAAAATTTATTAACCATGTGTAATCTTACTCGTTTTTCAGATCTAGAAGGATTAACTTTAAAATAATCATTAACTAGTTTTAACACTTCATCTTTTCTATAACAAGTTCATTTAAATGCTCCTACTTTAGCCTGAGTATAAATTTTTCCACCATACAGTTCAACTAAAGCATCTAACAAAAATTTGTTTTTTTGAGATGCAGTAATAAATAATTGACCAGATTTATCATTCATATAAACGCTACCATCACTATCGAAAAATCCTGAAAACCAACCATTATAGTAAGTTAATGGTTGTGGGTGAATTAAGTCTATGTTATATTTTTCGCATATTTTACCTAATTGAAGCATTCTTACAGGATTTCGAATAAGACCATTAACAGCTTTTATTATATTTAATAAGCCTGTTTTATGATGCAATCTATATCTTAAATGATTATCACCAGCCTTTAATTTTACTGAACCTCCAAAATTCTGTTTAATTATATATAGACAATGTTTATCCCTAAGTTCCATAACTATTTCTAGACTAGCATATCCTTTTTTTGATAATTGAAAACAACCATCACCATCAATTAATCCTGCTAATCATTCATTAAAAACCTTATTTTTATCTGAATCTTTAAGATTCTCATTTTTAATATTAGTATCTTCGATAATTTCTGAAGAAATAGAATTATCAACTAAATCTAAATTATCGAATTTTTGTGTCGATAACAAACGTATGGCCTCTGAAATTCCTACTCACATGCTTAATCTTATAGACTTCTTAATCTTAGATTTCAAATTTATAAAATTTGGTGCTTTGGTTATCGGCGGGTTCCCAGTAGGAAATAAAATTTCTTGTACAAACATTTTTACATTTTTAAGCTTTATTTTTATATTGTTTAAAATAAATAAAAAAGTAGTTTGTAGTATATGATCTACTGAATTCCTGCAAATAGTTTGTTGCGTTAAAAATTTTTTTAAAGGGCCATCTTGACCGAATACGCTCTTATTAGAATTGGCTGAAATTGTAGTACTTATTATACCAAACCCTGGGATTATTAATATGTAACAAATATTTTGATTAACAGAACAGCATCGACTTTAAATCAAAGTCTGTTCTAATTAATTCTCAAAAACTTTTATATTCTTGTTAGGACTTTATCTTGAATTGTAGTATTTTCTTCGTGATGGTTAATTAAGGACTTTATTCTTATAATTTTTAGTAACCCTTTATCTGTTAAATGTTCTCTGTCTTGTATTAATATATAGACTTTTCTTCATCTTAAATAACTTACATGTTTTCTAGACTGTAAGTTAAATTGATTAAAATATTCTATAACATTTTTAGCAGAACCAAAACTAGTAGAACCATAATAGTAGGTATCTTGGGATTTTCTATATCCAATGTTACCACCTAGATAATTTTTTATTTTCGTTAATAATATATTATTCTTTTGATCGATTTGATAATTTAATCTTATTTCTGGCTTGTTTCTCGTATTACGGTTAATAATCTTTACTTGAAAACTAGCGTCCGCATCAGAAAAACCTGCTAACCAATGATTATTAAAATCATCTGTTAAGTTCATAGTAAAATTCATATTTATACCTTTATATCTATCATGATTTAATATATTATTAATTACTTGGTTAAATCTATTTTCTGACCTTAATTTACCATTTATTAAGTTAAGCACATTTAGTATTCCTTCCTTTTTAGACACTATTAAAAGATATGCGTTTTTATCTTTCACTTTTTTAACATTACAATTACCTAATTTTTCTTTTAGATAATAAGCAAGAAATGCATCTGGAGAACTAAATACTATAACTAATTGTTGAGCTTTACTGAAATGACCATCACCATCTATTAAACCTGCTAAATAATGACCTAATTGTTCGTTATTAAGAGGCTTCAAATGTTTAGGAACATGTTTTGATATATGTTTTACATGTTCTGAATTTACTACAATCCCGCCGCGTAAAGTCTCTGAGGTTTCATTCGTTAAAATATTACCGGCTGATTTACTTCTTTGTTCTAACTTTTTTACTGTGTCATTTAAGATGGAGTATTTAGAACTATATAGTGAAGCAGTCCCA